CGTTTCATCTGGAAACAGAAATTGCCGTAACTCCACATCCGACACAATGCCGGCCGCTTTTCCTTCAAGCATCTGCAGTAATGTAGGTTCGATCATGGCTTTCGCCTCTTCTTCCGTTTCCCCAAAAAAGTGCATACGATATTCTGCTGCCGAACGGATGCCCATGGATATTTCAGTCTGCCATCGTTTACGCTCGCTGTCCTGATCGATGATGTACGAATCATCGGCAATGATCGTGATCTTTGTTTCAGGATTCACGTCTTCGCCCAACACGTTCTTGCCAATCCACAACACGGCTTTCGTTATCTGTTTCAACGCCTTCTCTACGCTGATCATTTCTTTTGCAGCGTTCTGAACCAGGTCTTGTTTGGAACCGGTGTACTCCGTTGCCGTCTGGATCGTACCTGCCTCAAACTGATAATGCCGTAAGCCCAGCCCGATGGCATATGAAAACTGGTCTAACAATTTCTGCAGCGCCAGACTGTTTTCTTCCACTCGCAACGATGGGTTATATTCTTTGATAAGTTGATCATCCTTGAACCGGTCACCTGCAAACATAAACAGCTGAGCTCCAGCTCGCTGCGGAGGAATAACATTTCCATCCTCGTCCCGATCCATTAACGACGTGTTCATAAAAATCATTTTCCTCCCAAGAAGGAAATCAACAATGTAATTGTCGAACACGGTGTCCAGCCCCTTGAGAATATCCTCATTCCCAGAAATGATCGAAACGCCGAACGGAGAGTCATAATCAAAGATATTTACGCCCGACTTCCTGATCAAACTGAACCACGGAATCGGTGACCCAGTACGAATCACGACCGGTTTCCCCGCCAATTTCCCTCTGTCATCCACCGTGAACGCGGTGACCACGTATAAACCTTCTTCGAGCGTGTGCATGCTGACCTGCTGGAAAGTTTTCCCGCTCATTTCCCTATCTGAGACGAACGCTGCTTCGCGTAGAATGCCATTGTCGTGGCTGATCGGGATAATCTGATCAGCGCAAAGGTAATTCATACCGATGCCATTCCCACGAATCAACGTTCGCGATCCTTCGGCGACCTCCATGTTCTTGACGTATGCTTCGAACGCGGCAGTACCAGCCCAGCGGCTTGTCGCTATCAATTCGTTTGCGTTGCGCCAGAAATCAGACTCCCCAAGAATACCAGAGATCATATCCTCACCCATCAGCCAACGCGCTGATTTGTCATCTTCGATCGCAATATGCGTCTTTTCATTCAGCAAGATGGACGCCCAATCTTCCGATCCGCGTAATAGCATATTTGTTCTATGCCGGCGTAACTTTGTATATTTCTTTTCGCTCAAATCGACCAGTTGTTCGTATTCATGGAACCCTTCTACGTTGCCCTCCAACCATGCGCGCCATTCGTTGATTTTTTCGTACATCGGCGAGACTTTTACGCTCATGCCGAATTCTTTCGCTAAAACATCTACGATTTGATTTTGATTCATAATTTTGCTCCTATCTCATCGATGAACTCTTCCCATGAATACTCGAACGCGTCCGCAATATCATTGATATTCGGGTCAGCGTCAAGTCTCTGATTCGGAAATTTTGAGTCCCACGTCTGGTTTTTCAGCGAATGAATCAGCATTTCGCATTTCTTCCTGATCTTCAACAACCCCATATTGAACATCCTTTCCTGCGCAAACAGCCTCGCGTTTATCTCCTCTTTTTTCGCCATGACAGCGGAAATTCTCAGCCCAGCAGCATATAGCGCTTTATTGATTCCGTTCACGATCGTTTCCGGGTGGTCACAAAACGCATACGTCAGTTTTGTTTTCGGGAACTCTGACCCAACGTTTTTCACAAACTGAACGAATTCCACTTCTATTTTATCAGGACTGACGCCCTTCGAAACGATCTTCCTTTCGTCCAATGCGATGATCCCACCCCTATTTTTCAGAAAGCCAGTCGCGCAAAAAATTGTGTGAGATACAGACTCGCCGAAGTCTATCCCAAATGTAATAAAAGACAATTCTCTTTCGTCAATGTCATTGCTGCATATCCATTTTTCTGGCGCATCTGCAAATTGTTTGAAAATCACACCTTCCGCCCTCACCCATTGCCCTAGAATGTATCTTTGGTAGAAGACACCAGTGTATAAACTCTTATAACGATTTATGATCCTTTCGCTCAGACTCGGATTATCCTCCAATTCGAAGTGCAACAACAGAGCATTCTTTTCCTCATGTCTCATGATCCATTCCTGGTTGAACCAATGGTCTGGGTCTTCCGGGTTGCAATTGAACCAGAATTTGGAACCTTCGATCGAGCACCTCGCTATTGCCTGCTCGACGAAAGACCTCGGCATCAATGCGACTTCGTCGAGCATAATGCCCGCAAGCGTAATACCCTGAATCAGCTTGAAAGATGACTCATCTTTGCCACCAAATATATAAAAATAATTCGTTTTCTCGTTATTCTTTACGATAAGCATACTCTCAGTTTTTTTGTGACTGAGAGTATACCTTTTTCTGGCATAATTCAAATTTATGTATGGGTAAACGATGTTTCGATTCGCTGACGCAACCGTTTTCCCGCAAATCCCGAAATTCATCCCCGAAAATCTCCTCATCGCCCAATCAATGAAAGAAACCATCATAATGCTTGTTTTCCCAGAACGAATTGACCCATCGCAGATAAGCGCATCATAATCCGTGTATTGAAATGCTCTGATTTTGTTCTGCTTATCACTTATCATAGCGCCTTTGCTATCTCTTCCAATGCTTTCGTCAACTCATCATCATCCTGCTTCACAATATTAACCAAATCTTGTCTGTCGCTCCATCCCAGTTGTTTCAGACTAAAAATAGCCGCAGCCGTTGGCAATTTCCCCGATAACATCCCGAGCTCCAGAACAACCTCTTTCTTCATCAGCAGCTTTTTTATAGACAGAGATAAGTCGGGATGTTTTCGTTGCAATTGTGTCACATAATCGTAATTCCAATTATTCTTGTAGCAACATTCTTTCAGAATAGGCAATGGAGTCTCTTCGATATATTTCTCAATAACGTCGATCATATAAGCTATATTGTATTTTGGCTTCGATGGACGCCCTGTTCTTGCCATTTCTTTTACACTCCATAATCGCGGAAATCACTCGGTCGCAAATGGATAATCTCGCCGCATTCTGGACAAGTGCACCGTAAAGTCGGCACCTCATGAAAAACATCTTTCACTTTTTCATCTGCCTTCAAGATTTTTTTCTCATCAACCATCCCGACCTTGCTACTTATTTCTTCCTCTTTTTCAATCAAAGATTTGTACCGCTCGATATCAATCTCCCCAGATTTGTACTGCTCGATAATATAATTTTCTTCGATGTGCTCATCGAATTTCTTCTTTTCGAATTCCAGAACTTCGTAATTCTCGACCAACGCATCAAGCTCATATTCCAGATTTTCTGTCAGCCATTCTGAATACTCGCTAATCTGATTGTCAGCAATCCGATCCAGCTTGTTCAATTCGTCTGAAGCTTCCGAAATAATGCACGGGACCTCCTTGAACCCCAATTTCTGCGCAGCTTTGAACCTCGCATGACCTTTCACGATCACATGGTTTTTGTCTATCAGAATCGGGACATTGAACCCGATTCGCGGTATCAATTCGACCAGTTTTTCTACTGTCTTATCATTTTTTCTTGGATTATTGAAATAGGGTTTTATATCGTCTATTTTTACCATGACGATCTGCATTTTCTCATCAGTCATTCTCCACCTCTTTTTCTGAAACAAAAAATATCGCTCCGCAGTTATGGCATGCGCATTTTGCATACCGAATAACTTCTCTCTCCGGTTTTTCCTCAGCAGGGATAGCTTCACTCACAGAAATATCTTTCTGCGGTTCTTGCTCATCCTCTTCTTTTGCGCCAAGCAAATCTTCAAATTCGTTTCCGCTTATTTCCTCGAATAATTTGTTCCTGTCCCATTCTGAAAACTCGATCACGCGATTATCTGCAATTCGATCGAGTTTATTTGTCTCTCCATCTGCCTCAGAAATAATACAAGGCAGTTCAGTCATCCCAAGTCTGATCGCTGCCTTGAACCTCGCATGCCCTTTGATAATCACGCCATTCTGATCAATCACCAACGGAACATTGAACCCGACTTTTGGAATCATCTTGCATAGCTCATCAACCGTTTTATTATTGACCCTCGGATTACGAGCATAAGGTTTTATTTCATGAATCTTTTTGTACACTATTTTCATATAACGACCCATACCTTCCTAGAATATAATAAATACACGCTGAATTGACATCCGTAAGCATAACTTCCCGATCGTATCTATATGCTGCTTTTGCCAAAATCCCATAACCGCATGATGGGTCAAGAACCGATTCGAACTTCCTGCAAACGAAATCGCGCATCTGGATTTCGTCAGAGAATTCCAGGTCCCCATCATAATTAAATGCGCAGCACAAACTTTCTATTTTATGGTATCGGAACATTATCGGCTTCACTTTATCCGGTTTTAGCTTTTTTGCTGCGATCTTCCCGACTAAAAGGAACGCCGGGACATTCAGAATTCGTATAATATAATTCAACCCATCGATATAATTATCGTATGAAGAACCTTTTGCCTGAGTGCTCTCATTGAATTTTGAATATCCATCAGGATAAGGAAGTTCTGAGTAGATTGCTTTCATGCCGATAAATTCATCGCGAACACCAGAACACACATCATGCTGGAAAGTCGTCAGCTTCCCAATGCGATAAACGGTATCATCTATGACGCTTTTCGAAATATCATATTTAGCTTTGACAGCGCTATGATAACGTTCCCCGGTATACTCATCCATCAATTTATCTTTCCTCTACTATTCGTTGTAATTCTTTCAAGCAAAACAGCTAACCGCTTTGCATTCAATTCAGTCCCAACGAATTTTCTGCCATAAAGATTGCTATAGTAACCTACCAACCCTTTCCCCATGCAAGGATCTCCGATTACATCGTACTCAGCATTTTTGCAAACGAAATGAATTGCGTCTTCTTCATCAATTCCATCAACCGCATCAAATCCATCAAACTTCACATTGCTCCCGATAACTATTTTGCATCTATTTTTAGGATTATGGTAATACATCGACTCGTAAATTTTCACGAATCGATAACGCTTACGAATATTGAATAGATACACATCAACGTTCGATTTGAATAACTCCATAATAAGCATATGCGGGTCGATCTCATCAACACATTCAAATAACCGCGCGGTAAATTGATCATACTTCGTGAACGGCCTGCTCTCTTCCCCGATTTCAGCTTTTGTGTAGAAAGACGACAGATTTCCACTATTGCAAGGAGGATCACAGAAAATCAAGTCTGCTGTTTTCATAAAAGCAGGCAATGGATCATAAATATCATGGACTTTCACAATTCCAGTCCCGATCTTTATCTCACCAGACATATCGTACTTTTTGAAAACACCTCCATAATCCCATTCTCTATTGCTGCTCATTTCCCAGACCCTCTTTATACTTATTCATTTCCTCCACCTGCTTCTCAGAATATTTCGCCTTCGAATATTCTTTATCGATATAGAGTTTTGCATATCCGGTAATATACTTCAACCTTACAAGTTCTTCAGGCTCCAAACCAAGCTCGTTGCAAATATCCGAGTCGGATTTTCCGTTCAGCAGCATTTCCATGACAATATTCGACATCCCATTGACGGAATGCTTTCCTCTTGCCCGATTATGCCGAATTGTCGCTGCCATCCTATCATCTAGGCTCTTGTTTTTCAGCACTACAATCGGCAATTTCCCTTCGCATTTCAAATAAATGTCTTTATAACGTTTCATGACAGCATATCTATGAAATCCATCCACAATTACATAAACATCTTTTTTTTCATCATATATCGTCACAATAGGTTGAGTGTAACCGTCATTTTTGATTGAAATGTAAAGCAAACGCATCTCTGCGCTTGCGACAGAATTCGGGTTATAGTCATTCGCCACAACTTTTTCAATCGGGACCCAAATAACTTCGTTAACTGGCTGATCGCTGATCATTTTTCTCCTTTCATAAACTCTTGGATTTCCTTTTTATCCCTATCATAATACCTGGAGCCATCACGCGGCGCATTCATCTCGCCCAATCTGCGTTGTTTTTCGTAATTTCTGAACAACGTCCCGTCAATATCATTTATGATACATTCCCGAACATTCAGCTTGTAGAAATCGTCATCGTCATATGCCTCCCACCTTTTTCTAAAGAGCTCCCAATACTCTGGCTTCACTATCTTTTCGAGCAAATAATCTCTGTATTCTTTCCACGAAGAAAAAGCGAACGGCAATTCCCTCACGATAACCTCAGAACCCAAGTGGTTGAATGTACTGACTCCGCTAATGCGCTTGATAAATCTATCGTAAGTTGCGGGCTCCAGCTCCTGCAGATATAAAACAGCATGCCATGCCGTTTCGTGAATCAAAGCAGATACGCGCATATCATTTTTTGGAACACCATAACGATATTGCTTGTCATAGACAGTATTATATTTCCAGTTGTTTTTTGCTATCGCGATCCATACGTCATCAGTCGTAAAGTCATAAATCGGGTAAAAGACTCTGATCTTTCCATTCTTCTTCTGGCACCAGTTTATTCCCTGGAATTTTGCATCCCCAAAAGCGATTGCAAGCCTGCGAACCGCCGATTCTTGAATCCTCATACCGGTCAAAACTGCGCAATTGTCCGAATCAGTGCAATGCTGCGCAAGATCTGATATTATCTTATGGAATCGATTGTGTTTTGTAGGGTTTTCTTTGTTCGAAATATCTGACTTTGGATGAACCCAGTAATCTTCTTTCGTTTCGTCCCAAACGCGTATGAAATTCTTTTTGTTTGACAAACTATTCGTAAAATCGAATGGGAACTGAAACCAGTATGGTTGGACATAATCCAAGTGCATCACCCAACCGACATAATCAACCGTACTCTGCCATTCTGCTTCTTGATCTAGCCACAACACTTTCAATGGCAACCTATTTCTTTCCCTCGCAACCATCAGCGCCAGATTGAATACCGTCGTGCTATCTTTTCCTCCACTCATCGAAACAATTACATCATCGTGAGTATCATAAATAAATCTGATTCTGTCCAGCGCCTCGTCAAAAACATTCTTATCTTTGTAATACATCATTCCCTCGCATGCAAATCTCCATAACTCCTACGTTCCGGAGAAATCACGATCATTTTCCCGTTCACGATCTTATTCGTTTTCGTGCTAGCCCTGTTAAGAATGAATGTCTCTTCAATCGGCGCGCCCATAGTCCAATAATACCAACCATCTATAAGCAAATAAGTGTATTCTTTATTCCAATACAGACATTTCTCACCATTCTCTCGAATAAATCTGACAAATTTATCAAATTCTGCTTGCTCTGTTGGACTAATAACTTTTCTGTTCACATATTCATGCGGTGTCGCTTTCATCGTTTTTGCAAAAACCCATTTTGATTTTGCTATAAAAGCTCTCGCATCTTCTATTGAAAAATTGTTTTCGTTCATTCTATCTCTTCGATCAAGTCCGTTGTTCCATGTTGTATAACTACTTATCGTCTTTCACGCGGCATTAATGCTTCGCGCGAAAGACGTTGCCTTAATTGTGTGATTTCCGATTCTCTTGAACCGCCAGGACCAAAAGTTCTTCGCCATTCTGAGAATCCCATTTCCCACGGCTTTTTTGCGCTGCCGCTTCCACCACCGCGCCCGCCACTTCCAGAACTCTTAGCCATTGTTACCCCTCCTCTATAATTTCCTTAAAGGTGCTTGCTTTCTCGCGCCAATATGACTGTGTGCTTTTGCTTGTTTTTCCAGCGAGTGCGGATTTGAACTCCTGGAACTGTGGGGCTGATAATCTGTTTTTTGCATAACTAATTACACCAGAGCCAAATCCACCTCTACCACCCCCGCCGCTACTCTTTGCCATTTCGTTTACCTCCTGCGTCTTGTGTTTGTTGGTCTGGATACCAAATCCAGCCGCGTTCCATTGCCAACTCTTCAGCCTTTTTGCCCCCGCCGTAGCACACGAATAAGATTGTGCCGCCCCCAGCGTGCTTGACCGCTTGCTCGTACTCGATGACCGTCTCGTCAAGCCGTGCTGAATAGGCGCGCGTGCAATACGACTTCCAACCTTCGGGCACGCCGATAAAACGCAAATCATCGTGTCGGTGTGCGATGTTCAAGTCAACGATGACGCGAATACCTATCGACTGGAACCAGCGTGCCAGCCAACGTTTCCTGAACATCTGCCAGATTGCGACCGCTTTTGGCATGTCGGTGTAGACGCTGAAGTTTGGCTCAACGACCGCATAACACGCCGAATTAGCCACGTCAACTGGGTCACGCCATACTTGCTCAAAGCGGTTATCATCGACGTAAAAGTGGTACGTGCCAGTCATCTTGTTCTTGCGAGCCATCGTGCCCCACCCGGCGAAAGGTGCTTCAAGGTGGTCTGCTTGCATGTTCAAGTCAAGCATCGGAATGCCGTAGAGATTGTCACTTCCCCAAACAGCGTCGGGCACGCGCTTAACTAAATCCTCGTCTGGAATCGGCTCGTCTTTTGGCTCTTCTTCTTCAGGCTGCCAGAGGTCAAGCTCCAGGTCTCGCTTGTCAAAGCCCCATTCAAGCAACTCGTCAAGCTCAAACTCGTTTGCCAGCGTGTCGAAGTCCCAGTCGCCTGTGTTTTTGTTAAGCCGGATGTTCAGCTCTTCGACTTCCTTGTCGCTCAACTCACGGTCTGGAATCCAGCACTCAATCTCTTTCACGCCACTCGCTTCCAGAACGTGTTTGCGCTGGTGCCCGCCGATTACGGTGTTTTTCTCATCCGCGTTAATGATCGGTTTGTCTATAAGACCGAATTTATCAAGCGATTTTTTCAACTGGTTGAATTGCTTTTCCGTCAGTTGGCGCGGGTTTTTGTAGTAATCAGTTAACTCGCTGATCTTGAATGTTTTCAAATTCCATTTGATTTCACTCATAAATATCCTCTATCAATACAGTTCCTTCAGAATCAGCACGCGCAACCCAGTAGCCGCCTACGATCTCGAACCAAGTCAGGTTATTGGCAACGGATGAATTACCAGTCAGATGCACGCGCACGCCTTTCGGTAACCAGCTTTTTAATGATCCCGCCGGAAGCGTTCTCATGTTCGCGCCATCTTCGCAAACGATTTCAGCCCAACCGGTCGATGGTTCTGCCGGTTTGCTTTGTTCTGCTGGACTGTCAATCAGGAAGTCCGCCGGATCGGTTGCACTTTTCCAATCGTCATATTTCAGCCGGTATTCGAAATGCAAATGCGGACCGGTTGAATTACCAGTATTCCCAGAATAGCCAATGATCTCGCCAGCTTTCACTTTCTGTCCTACCTGAACAGACCAGTTTC